GTTTCTTACGCTGGCGGCGACCTCTGTTCGGCTGTTTGCCTCGAATACATCCAGTTCTTTCGCGCTTACCTTGGTAGTGGTAGGTGGTATCAGTACCATCGGTGCTGGCTGTGGTGCGATCGGTATAATGATCTCTTCCCGGAGGAGTAATTTGTCGGTGAAATTATCGCGCAGCCAGTATGGTGTGTTCTTGTAATTCATGAATCGTTCGCCGTTCTTGGCTACATAGACATCCGCAGCGTTCGGTATTCTGGTACGCAATTTATTTACATTCATTTCACCGGTCTTGATGTATCTGACGAATTCTTCTTTCTTGAGAGTGTCGTACGTGACGTAACAAATGCAGAATGGATGCCATCCTATAAAGTAGAATCCTTTGGGGTATTGTCCCTTCATTTCGTCGCATATGTCGTACCGCGGGTGTGCGTTCGACAGGTGGACCGTTACGCCGGTGACGAATGGCAGGCGGCTGTTCTGCAAGTAGTCTGCCGACCTGAAGGCCATATTCATCTCGGTTGCTGCTACCCGTATCGCTTGGTAGTTCAGGTTCTTCGCTGCGATCAGTCCACCCTTGTATGGGATAGGTTTCCCTCGGATGAATCCTTTTAACTCTTTTGATAATTCTTTCGCTGATTTCCCGACGAGGACGCTCCGTCTTACAAGCCTTTGCATCTCCGTATCGACTCCGTCCTTAAAGTTCCACACGCGGTCGCTGAGATTCCACCCGGCTGTCGTCCGGTCGATGAATGCGTTCAGTGCCGGAAGGTTGGGGGTGCGGAGGCTTTTCTGGACCGCGTCCGATACTTTGACTGCTCCGAGGTAACCGTCGAGTTTCTTGCCGTTCATCTTGTTTGCAAGCGCCCACTGGTTTTTTATCCCGCCGGTTATCTTACCCTCAAGTTGGACGCGCAGGCCCTCGAGCCGTTCCTCCATGGCTCCAGCAAAGCGTCGACCTTTGGTGGTGGTATACCTTTTTGCGAGGTCATCCATGGCATCATCGACCGTCTTGACTATCTGGATTTTCTGCTGGACCATGTCCCGCATGTGCTGTTGTTGAAAGGCGTTCATTCGCTTCCCCATAATATCTCGGCTACTTCTCTGCAGTGCGTCGACGAACATATCCGGTGGCCTTGGTACTCATCGATGTTGCTGTCCTTCGGTCCGGTACCGCAAACCTCGCAGATCTTGTTCGGGTCCATTGATTCAAGGAAAATTGTTATTTCGTCCAGTCGTCGTGTGAATCTCATCATTCCTGGAATGAGGACGTATTCGTCGATCTTGAAATAATGGATAAGTTCGCAAATAACCAGTATATCAAGAACGTATAATAGTGCGGCTGTGGTCGTCGTCATTCTCGTTACCTCTATGGCTGGTTATGGTAGGTAACTTTCCCCGAGGTTTTTGACTTGATCCCGGTCGGATTTCATTTTCTCGAGGTCGCTTTCTGGGTCGGTTACCATCGGGTTCCTTCTTACCGCTGTCTGCTCACTCATGGTCGGATTGCCTCCCCTGGCTATCGACAGAGCGTCGATTATTTCTTTGTCGTCCTGGGGGATGGATTCGTTGAATACGATGTCTATCTCTAGGCTGTTTATGCTGGTTGCCTGGCTTACGTTCAGCTTTGCGGCGATCGTTTTAAGTATTGAGATTCTCCGCTCGGTCGCCGGCCCGAATACTTCTTGTTTGTCTTTAGCTTTATTCAGTGCATCTGTCATCATCAGGCGGATCGCTATTCCACTGAGATTCGTCATCCCTTTTACGTTTGAAAAGGAAAGGTCCGGAGTGCTGGTTTGGCCGTATACGATGTCCTTAAGTATATTGTACTCGATAACAATGGCTTCCGGCGCTCGGTCCCAGGTGATGAATTCTATACCTCCTGGATAGTAGATCTTGCCGTCTTCACCGAGTTCAGGCTTTACGGATACTGCTTTGCCGGTTTCCTCTTTTTTCGGGAGGTTTTCTATGATGCCCTTTGATTGCAACACCGGGCTACCAAAGTAATCATTGGTGTCTGCGAAATTGCTTATGAGGTCTTCCATGCGGTTTATTTCTGAACCTACCCCTTCCCATTCTGTTTCTTCCTGCTCATAATAAACGATTGGGATAAGGCCCAGGATGTTCTCGCCGGTTTTGTTCCGTGGTGTTACCACCCATTCGTTCCCTTCGGATTTCTTTGCATCGATGATCTTTAGTGCCGTGTATATGGTGGCGTTGTCGACCGGTTTCCCTGCACTGTCAGTCGTATTGTATAGAATTGTGAATGCGTCCATGTCGCCGTATTCGTCAAAGTGAGGGTATATCCGGTATCCGTTCTTTTTCGTGAGCAGCGTTACCCGTGCTCGCGGTTTGGCCGTGCCTGTTGCCGTGGGAGGAACGTGCCACAACTCAGCGGCTTTCCGTTCGACGAATAACTCCCTCGCCAGTGATTTGTTGAAATAATCGAGTTTGTTCTTTTTCCAAATGTCTGTGATAACTGCAAAGGCGTCTTTGCCTGTGTCGTTCTGGAGGACCAGCGTCAGTGGTGTTCCGAAGAGGAATTGTACGGCGCTGTTAACGATCCGCTTCTGCAGTGTCAATACTTCTTTTGCGTGTTTCACTATCCTCCTTGTTTTTGGGGTATCTCCGACCTGCTTGTCCCTGCGGTTGAAATCGGTAAGGATCGCGTGTTTCCCCTTATACGCTGCTCGATTCTTATCGATGTCTTTGTCGAGTTCGCGTGGGTCCTGGGTCAGGTATTCCAGGGCTTTCTTGAATTCGCCGCCAATTACTCCATTAATGTCCATAGTTGGTTTCCTTCCCGTCTCTGAACATCCAGAGGATAGTTGCCGCGGTTGCTGCTGCCTGTACCAATACAACGATAATTATTACCCCTGCCATGAGTCTCGCGTCACATAAAATTGTCAAAGTATTTGGGTCCATTTAGTCCGCCTAAGCTGATAATCCGAGGGAGTCTCTGTTGAATGATCCGCGTTTTCTCGGCTGTAGTTTTATCCGTCCGCTCACTCCGTACCTCGATGCATCCATTGCGTGGTTGTTCTTGTCGACCGGCTTGTTCAGTACCTCGCCGTCTTTGTTTGTTTCCCACTGGTATATAGTCGCTTCGTTGATCCAGTTCTGGCATCGCTTGTCGACGATTATGTTAAACTGCTGCAGGTACTGAATCCCGTAGTTGACGCTCCCTGGTCCGCCTCTCGCGCTGATAGTATTCAGGCCGTATCCTCTTAGCTCCTGGGTCGACTTCGGTTCCGACGGGTCGCAGCGGATGATCTCTTTCTGCGCTATCGGGATAATCTTCTGGGCCAGCAAATCGTTTGTGAGGCCGTATTCATAAAGCTCATGTGTAACATAAAGGTTCTTTTCCTTGATTGCCATCTTAATCAGTGCGCTCGGGTCGTTGGTGTATCCGTAGTCGAGCCCGATGTCGTGTGTCCCGAATGCATCCCGGTAACCTGAAAGGTCCGCTGTCGTCCAATTGGTGAATATTACGCTGCCAAGGACGCCCCATTCGCCGAGGGTGTAAACGTTATAATAATACTCGTTGGTTTCATCCTCGAGTGCTTTCCTATCCTCCGGGTCCAGGAATCTGTTGTCTTTGTGCGTTGTCCTGAGAATTGATAAGCCTTCATCCCGGTATTGGTTGTCGCTGTTTCCGAATCCTCCGAAGAATTCCCTGCAGATCCAGTGTGTCCGAAAGATCGGATTAAATGAAAGCGTAATGCGTTTATGCAATCCCGCCAGGCCGCGCAGCCTTTTGGTGAGCTTCTTGTAATCGTCATAGTGGCTCTCGGTCGCTTCCTCCAGCCATATATCGGTGAATACTCCCTTGGCTGGCCTCATGGATTTGATCTTCTCGACGTCGTCCAGGCCGCAAAAAACCGCTTGGTATCCGTTCCGGCATGTTATTGTCAGGTCTGATTTGTTTATCTTAAATAACTGGTCGAGGTCCCATTCTGCTATTACCTGTCTTAATTCGTTAAATGTCGAGCCTTTGTTTGTCCGTCCGGTGTTTCTCGCTATGAGGTAATTCCGCCCACCGTTTATGAGGTCGTTTATTGCTCGCTGCGCCAGGAACACGCTTTTCCCGGATGAAGATCCGCCGAAGAATATTTGTATTCTTGTGGTATCATTGACGTATGGGACGTACGCATCATTGATCTTCCATTTCTTCTGTATCTGTATCATCCTTGCTTCCCACCAGGGTAAGTTCCACCTTGAATCCGTCGCCGTCAGGCCCTTGCCCGTTCTGTTTGTTGAGTCCGAGGAGTTCGTGCCGTGCTTTCTGTACGGCCAGTGCTGTCTTGTAATCCTGTATGGATATGGCTCGCTTATATAAATCCTCGAGGCGTTGTATCCCGAGGCCGAGCTCCTGGTCGGAGACGGTCGCTGCTGACTTCTCAATCATTCTCCTGGCTCGTTTTATATACCGGTCGACGGTCCTGTCGGACACTCCCCATGGGGGATCGGTCTTTTGTGCCGCATATTGACAAATCTCGCGCCTGGTGAATCCCATAACAATTAGGGACAAAACCGTCTCTACCATTCGTGCTATATCTGTCCTGCTATGCTTGTTGTCATGCATCGAGCATTTCCTCCATCCACTTCCTGTGGAATTCATAAAGCTCTGTGTTGTGTGTTAGGATGAACTGCTCTACTCTGGGGTTTGCTGTCAGGTTTGCGGATCCTTCGACGATGATGTTGTGGTCCTTGTTCCCGAGCAGCATTATTTTCGTGTGGTTGGCGAATGCTTTGTATCGCTGGCCTCTTTTCAGAAGGCCCTCGAGTATCAACGCAAAGACGGCGGTTTCGCGTCGCTTGAAATATTTCCCGGTCAGGAGGTTTATCTTCCCCACTTTGCCGTCGTCATAAAGCTCGAGCATCTCGACCACGTTCTCTCGGTTCATTGTCCAGGTCGATACGTACAATTCGTCGAAGTATCCGCCCAATGAGATCAGGTGCGGGACGTAGGTCCAAAAGTCGAAATTACCGGAGGATACTACGTGGTACGACCACCCTTCCTCCGGTAGCTGTGGCAGGAGTTCCGCGAGGTGTTCCATCTTGATCTCGTTTTTCTTCCTGGCTTTGAGGTGGATCCTGGTTGTCTTGTGCTGGTTCTTGATAGCTATCTTGGATGCGGTCGGCATCCTGGTCGTCTCGAGCTCCTGGCCCAGGTAATCGTTCGCGTTAAACATCCCCGGCATTTCTATCTGTGTTGCGAGCGCATCCCTTGTTTTGTCGGAGTCATTCATTCGATAATCCTTCTTGTTTGTACGTTTATTTCGGCGATAAACTCCGCGGGTTGTCCGGGTATTTCTTAAGGCTCTCCACTTTGACGTATTCGAATTCGAGCGGTGGTCGATCTTTCATAAGCTTATAATCCCAAAAGAGCGATGAGGCCCTTTTGCAGCTGGAATCTG